ACGGGAAGGCATCGTTGTTGACATCGTACTGGCGAACCACACGGATGCTGATACCGTCATACACTTCACGGGCAGCGAAGTCCACACCTTTCGGCATGACCAGGTCGGCGGTAGCGAAGGTGAAGGCATCTTTGTGGAAGGCCAACGAAGTCGTGGTGACATCCGAAGCGGTGTTAAAGACGGTGATGGCAGCATTGTCAGCCGGAACAGCGTTGACAGTTTGCAGCGCACCCGAAGCCACGATGCTCGGATAGATGGACACAGTACCTGCGCCGCCGGTGTAGGCCGAAGTCACAACGAATTGCTGAAGGACACCAGTCGACAGACGGGATTCAGGATGCACGGCGAACACGTTGGCGATGGTGAAAATCGCACCACGCGGAAGCGCACCAGTACCAGTATCAACAATAAGCGAAGAACCCGACTGAGCAGCACCGTTGACCAGGTAACCTGAGCCTGCGCCATTGGTGAAGTTCGGAATCAGGGTGTTTTCGTAGATGCCTGCGAAACCGGCGGTACGACCAACCATACCTTCACGGTATTGCTTGCTGATTTCGGTGCTGTCTTGGAACAGACCTTTCAGCGAGTCAACCAAGTCCACATTGTCCTGGGTGTTAAGAATCAGGTTGCGGTCAGAAGTCGGGGCAAGGTTGTCGGACAGCTTCTTACGGGCTTCCAGGACATTCTTGAAGGTGGTGGCAGAACCGGCAGCACCCACAGCATTCGGCACATCAAGAGCCATGCTGAAGGCATCGGATTCAACCGAAGCAGCCAATTGAGCCATAGCCGGTTCAAGGATGCGCTTGCTGAAATCGTCAAGGGACAGGGTCAGTTCGTTGGAAGTGAAGTTCAGGTCAACACCTTTTTGGGTGCTAACTTGCAGGGTGGTTTGCTGCTCGGTGGTGTCTTGAGCAGAAAGGGTCGCGCCGGTACGGACAACATAACGGTTCGGCAGACGGATACGCAGGCTGTCACCGATTTTAGCACCGGATTGGGCAAACGAGTCGTCATAGGCACGGTTCATCGAGCCGATGAAGTTGGCCTTTTGGTGAAGGATGCGCAGGGCTTCCTTAGTAATCATATCAGGGGTGAGAATGGTATTGCTCATTACTTATTCCTTTGAAAATTGAAGTTGATTAGCGTTTAGATAGTTGTTTGCTTCGCCACTTCATCCACTCATCCATTGACATCTTATCGGGTGACTTAGCAGTTGCACCACGGGATGAAACAGATGGAACAGGATTAGGGGCATTTGATACTTTACCGGCAGCAGATGCACTTGTTGCCTGGTTGATTTTCTCACTAATGTCGCCAATCGCCAGGAATTGTTCTCTTGGGGAAAGGTTGGCAACACGATAAGCAATATCCTTATAGGTGGCTAAGAAGTATGCGACCCTTGCACCGTTTTCATCTACGCGAATGGCTTTTGCCATCGTATCGGTGATAGGGACATCGTTTGCATACACTTTCTGCTGATAGTCGGGAAACTCCGACATAACCTCATACTCGCGCTGCTTGAACTGCTGAACCTCTTGAAACTCATTCTGGTTTACTTGCTGTGTGCGTGACTGGGCTTCTTTTTCTGCCAGTTTGCTTTGCAGCTTATAGTCAGCCAGGGCTTCAAGATACTGCTCTTGGTCGTAGTCAAACTGCTCAAGGGTAGGCTTCTGTCCAACAGATTGTTGGGTTTCTGCTGCAGCCCGTTGTTCAGCCTGGAGTCGCCAAAAGTCGCGTTCTCGTTCTGCTTCTCGCCTTGCTTTAGTGATTTCATCAATGCGCTTCTGAATCTTCTTACTCTTTTTGGGGGCATCCTCGCCCTCATCGGAGTCAGAGTCATCTTCAGCTTCGACAGTTTCCGATTCTGCCTGTTCTGCTTCAGCTTGTGCGTCAGCTTCGGATAATGCGGTGTTATCTAACACGGATTCGTTTTCAATTTGCATAGGAATACCTAAGATTTATGCCCAATGAAACCCATTGGTAGGTGTTTGTGTTTTGCCCTACATATTACTGATAGTCAATATATGCAGTATTTAGCACATTACTTCTTATAGCTAGACATCAGCAGGTCGTGTGCCTTTTTTAGCGCATCCTTGCCACAAAACTTGATGGTAACCTTGTCTTGCTCATAGCCCTCATCTTCCTCGTAGCCTTCTTCCATGTCCTCGGCTTCCTTGCCATCCTTTTTGGACATCATCATTTCAATCATTTTCATCATTTTATCGTTCATAAATCACCTTTGTGGTATAATATATTACATACAACAGGAGTCTACCATGCTTACCGTATATGTAAACACAGATGTAAAAATGCCAAAGAAAATGCTTGAAGCATTAACCATGTTTGAAGCTATTTCGGTGTTTTCCAACACAAAAGAAACCACGGAATCAGAAGTAAAATCGTTCCTGGAAAGTAAGTATTCAAAGAAACTTGCTGAGTCTTTCATTTCGTCATACCTATTTAGTACCCAAGACTCTTAAGCAAGTCCTCGGTAATGATGCCGAAATATGGTTTCATTTGTAGCGCACGGATGTCGCTCTGTGATGGGTTTGTCGGGTCAGCAATGCCACGGTTCTTAACCGCATCCTGAAGCATTTGATAAACACCAATGTCTTTGTCAAGTCTGCCAAGCCCTTCACCAGGAACTCCAAACGGATACGATGGGTGACCCGAATTAGGCACAATCTTTTCATTTGCAAATATTCTGCCGACATTCATTAGACCGCCAGTCTGCGCGTTAAGTTGGGTTGGGTCTGATACGGAAAGTCTTGCCTCACCTATACTTAATCCACCTTTATCACGAAACTCTTTGTCCATCATGTTTTTGATTTTTTTCCTGACCTGGTCTTTCGCACCGATAAACTGCTGCGTACCTTTTTCAGTACCTACACCGGCCCAGTCAGGAATAAACTGCTTGATAGACCTATCAAGAGTAGCCTTTGTCTTTTTATCCATAGCAGATGCAGCATATGACAGCATGGTTTCGCCAGTACCCGTGTAGAAATCGCCACCTGTCGGAGCCATGCGCCACGGAACATACAACGGGTCTTTACCAGTTATGTTCTTTGCCTGTTTAGCCATTTTGACAATTTGATTTGACGGGTTTTTACCCGAAGCCCAAACAAGCCCAGGGTTTTCTCGCATGAAGTCCTGACCACCTCGCTGATTGACAGGGGTTGCCAGGTCAACATCATTGATACGCAGTAACCTTTCACCTGCTGCAGTCCTGTCAGACATAGATGTAATGAATGGATAGCCTTCATAGTCAACCAAAGAAACAGGCTTTGCTTCCTGCATAGGCAGTTTTTCAACACCTAGCGTTAGGGCATTTAGCCTATTCTGCTCTTTCTTTCTTGGGTCAAATCTTGGGTCAAAGCCAGTATCTGATATCTTGCGCATACTCATGCCAGGGGCAAACAGCGCATCAATCGCATTTTGGTCGATTGCGCCCATCTGACCACGGGGAATATACATGCCATCTGCGGTACGGACACCACGGCTAGGGGCTTCTAGGTTCTCGACCATGCGCAATGCGTTAATGGCAGTCTTGGGTGCGTTGATAGCGGTCTTTGCAGCAGCACTAGGGCTGACAAGGCTTGCAGCTAACTCCGTCATTGGTCTGCGCTCAGATGATACAAGACCTGCCTGTTGCATCCTGCTTCCGATGTCCTCAGAGCCTAAGTAGGCATTGCCCTGAGTAGGCTGCACATATCTAGGCTGTTTGACCATGCCAGTCGCAACCTCGACATCCTTAATCTTGTTGTTGACAAAAGCACCTGCGTCATAAATGGCTTGATTGATGTCGCCAGGCATACCAAGAATTGGGGCTATTACTCCACGACCAACAATGTCGTTGATGCCCGAAACAATGTCATTGGCAAGCTGCCACTTGGATGCAGAATCTGCCTGCTTCTGCTCGGCAACATACCGCTTCCTGAGAGCATCAAGCTCTCTTGGGGACATTCCTCGTTTGGCTTGCGTCTTAGGCATACATACCTGCAAT